GAGAAAGCTCGAGGCGAAGCCATCCAGAAGGCAACAAATGAAGAGGATGGCATTATGATGGCTGCTCACGGCGGAATGCCTTGTGGTTGTGGTGGAGATTGTGACGGCTCGTGCGGTGAAGACGGCATGGTACCCGGAATGATCGTAGGTACAGACCCTGTATCAGGCAACGAAATACCTCTCGGCTCAGAGGCAGAAAATGTACGGGATGATATCCCAGCGATGCTGTCTGAAGGTGAATACGTCTTACCGGCAGACGTGGTCAAATGGCATGGTCTCAAGCACATCTCAGGCATGATGATGGAAGCCAAGGCCGGTCTCATGACGCTTCAAGCGATGGGACAGATCCACGAAGTAGAAGAGGTCTTCTATGATGAGGAAGAAGAATACAGCGATGACATGGTTGAGTGTCCTGAGTGTGGCGGCGAAGGCTGTGAACACTGCGACGGCATGGGCTACCATACTGAGACTGAAGAAAGTTATGAGACACCTGAAGGCAATGAAGTAGACGTTGCCGAGGTGATTACCGAGGAGGAAACTCCCGAGTACGACGAAGAAGAAGATACCGTCGAGACTATCAGTTATGCGATGAAAAGCACCCCAAAGATTGCTTTCATCCGTTAATTTGCGTGGCATGGGCTACCCGCAAAACCCCGGATAACTAGGAAAATCCGGCTACTTTTCGGCCCCCCCAAGGAGAATATCATGGCTAAGTACCGTGGTGGGTATCGGGATGAACTCGATACCGTAGAGAAGCCATACTCGGAAGAGATGGCTCAAGAGGCGCAACCCGCACCTACTGATAATGATGAAGCATCGTTCAAGAAGCGTTACGGTGATCTTCGTCGTCATATGCAAAACCAGATGTCCACGAAAGATCGTGAACTTCAGGAGATGAAATCACAGCTAGAGTCGGCTACTAAACAACAGATCCGCTTCCCTAAATCTGAAAAAGAGGTAGCGGACTGGATGAAGAAGTATCCTGACGTGGCTTCAATCATCGACACGATTGCACAGAAGCGTTCCCTAGAGGCGCTGGCGATGGGTGAGAAGAAGATGGAGAGCCTTAAAAAGCTCGAAACTAGCATCACCCGTGAGAAAGCAGAGATGGCCCTAAAGCGGCTGCATCCTGACTTTGACCGCATTCGCCAAGACCCTAGCTTCCATGACTGGGCTGGTAAGCAGCCTAATTGGATTCAGGACGCTCTGTATAAGAATGCTAACGATCCTGTATCTGCCGCACGGGCAATTGACCTGTACAAGGCGGACAAAGGTATCAAACGAACTCGAGCTACCAGCAACGACGCAGCTAAGTCTGTAGGCCGCACAAGCGGATCAGCCCCTGCATCTGGTGGACGTGCCCGTTTCACAGAAAGCCAAGTCAGCCAAATGTCTTCGGCAGACTATGAAAAGAACGAGGCAGCTATTCTGGAATCCATCAAACGTGGTGACTTCCAGTATGATATGTCGGGCGGTGCCCGATAAACACACCCCTTGATTATATGCACCTAAGGGTGGTATAATACTAGGGCATAAGAATTGCATAAGTCGCAATCTATAAGGCAACGTAGAGCCACTGAATTAAGTCTACCTCTACACAACCAACCCCCAATACAGAAGCAAGAACCTCGAAGACTACCAGAGCCTGTAGGCCCGTGGACGGTTAGCGCCTGAAACGCACCCTAGAGCAAGTTCTGCCCTTACTTCGTTCTTCTATCTGACCTTAGCAAGTCACTCAATGTGACTTTTGTTATCGCCATTAGAAGGAGAACAAACAATGGCATTCGCAAAAGCATCAGGTTATTCCAACCTGCCCAACGGCAACTTCTCGCCAGTAATTTACAGTCAAAAAGTGATGAAGGAATTCCGCAAGACTTCCGTCTGTGAAGACATCACAAACACTGATTACACAGGTGAGATTGCCCAATACGGAGACTCGATTCGTATTATAAAGGAGCCAGAGATCACTGTGAGCAACTATGCTCGTGGTACAACTTTGGCTACACAAGATATCGCAGATGCAGACTTCACAATGGTTGTCGATCAAGCCAACTACTTCCAGTTCGCAATCGACGATATCGAGGCCGCACACAGCCACGTCAATTTCATGGATCTGGCAACAGATCGTGCGGCTTACCGCTTGTCCGACGCATTTGACGCAGAAGTTCTGGGTTATCTGTCCGGTTGGTCCGGTGGCGCTGGTTCGTGGGCACGTCGTACCGCAGCTAACGGCACAAAAGCCAATACAGCGGCAGACGCAGACGAACTCTTAGCAGCAAACAAGCTGGACATCACTGACTTCGGTGGTTCTGACTTGGGTGGTGGCGCAGAAGTCACGTCTATCCCAGTAGCAGCCGGTGGTGGCGCTGGTGGTATCACATCTCCTCTGGCATTGCTTAACCGCATTGCTCGTAAGATGGATCAAGCCAACGTAGACCAAGACGGGAGATGGGTCGTCCTTGACCCGGTAATGATCGAACTCTTGATGGACGAAGATTCAAAATTCGTTGATCGGGACTTCGGTGGTACAGACGAGATCCGTAACGGTCGCATGGGTGGTAACTTGGTTCGTGGGCTTCGTGTCTACAAATCCAACAACCTTCCATACATCGGCACAGGTCCAGATACTACAGCCGCAGCCGGTTCAGAGACCGCTTTCGGTGTTATCGTAGCTGGTCACGATTCTGCTATCGCATCTGCACAACAGCTTGCGAAAACAGAGAGCTTCCGCTCACCAGAAACATTCTCGGATATCGTCCGTGGGATGCAGCTTTATGCTAGGAAGGTACTTCGCCCAGAAGCTATTTTCACAGCTAACTACAACACAGCTTAAAACTTTAGGGGAGGCCTTCGGGCCTCTCCATCCCTTATTGAGAGCTTAATATGCCATCCACTTTCATCAGTCTTACAAATGCCTTACTCCGCCGCTTAAATGAGGTGGAGATTGAAGACGCTGACTTTGCTAGTGTCCGTGGCGTACAGGCGTTGGCCAAAGACGCAGTTCGTGCCTCGATTGCAAAGATAAACGCCGCAGAATTTGAGTGGCCGTTTAACTCGGCGGAACACTCTCAGGCGCTTACGGTAGGCCAAGAAGATTATAGTTGGCCTCAGTATTTCAAGTCGGTTGAATGGAATAGCTTCTACATCGTCAATGATGGAGTTAATACCAACACAACCACTTCTCTAGATTTCGTCTCTCGTGATTATTACTACGACAGACTGCGTAATGCAGATTTAGATGCCGGAGCATCTGGTCTAGGTCTACCTAACTATGTGTTCCCGTTGCATGGTAACGGCTATGGTATCTCTGCATCACCCGATAAGGCCTACACAGTTAGGTTCCGATATTTCCTGAACTACGCAGAACTGATCAACGGCGTAGATCAAACTCGTGTTCCCACTACCTACGATCACGTCCTAATTGCTGGCGCAATGTATCATATGTACCTGTTCCGAGATAACTCGGAGATGGCAGGTATTGCTGAACAGGAGTTCCGGGGCGGGATCAAGGAGATGCAGACCCTGCTATTGAACAAGTACGCTTCAATAGAAGACACTCGGATTAGCTTCTAATGCCTGATAAAATCCAGTCGTTTAAGGTCGTCTCCCAAGGCGGCCTAGACGCCAGTCAAAACCATCTATTGCTGTCTGAAGAAGACCCCGGTGTAGCCATTCGATTGGTGAACTACGAGGTGTCTCTCTTCGGCGGCTATCGTCGTATTAACGGCTTCTCTCCATACGGAGGTGATAGCATTTCTACGGTGGGTGGAACTGAATCAGACGGACGAGTGTTCAACCTGTCCATCTACTACGACGATAACCTGTTACGAGAAGACCTACTCGCATCAAGAAAAGACCGTCCATTCGAATACCAAATGAGTACAACTAGATCAGTATTTAGTGGGGCGGATTTTAATGGTAGAACTCTATCCGTCACTAACTCTGTTTCGTTGGGAGTATATCTCAATGGCAGTGAGTTGGCTCGATCCCAGTACACTATCGATATCAGTAACAATGCTATTACCCTAAATACGGCAGCCGAAGCAGACGATATCGTAATCATAGACAACCACGAGTATAAGTTCTTCCGCTTCGTAACCCTAGTTGGTTGGCAGGAATATACTACCGGACTTAATCACTACACCCGGTCTCAGCCATTTGCGACTGAAGTATTTAGGATTAGATCTGCCCAGTTTAACTTCGGTGATGGTAACAAGATATGTTTCGTCGATGGTGTGAACAACGCTGTAGTTTTCGATGGAATAAACTGGAAGTCTATATCCCCCTCTGGTGCAGGTACTTCTGCCAGTCCCGGCGGCGTTATGTGTTTTGCTGCGCCTGAGGTAGTAGAGGTCTATGAAAACCATCTATGGCTAGGCGGCGATAAGACAGACGCATCCAACATAGCCTACTCAACGGGTCGAGATGAGTTAAACTGGACGGCAGCCGGGGGCGCAGGGCAACTGCCGATTGGATATGACCTAGTCCAGTTTAAGCCCTTTCGAGACAACTTATTTGTCTTTGGCGAGAATGCCATCAAGAAGGTTATAACCAACTCTGACGTTAATATACCATTCCTTCTCGAGCAAGTTACAGCCAATGTGGGATGTGTAGCCCGAGACAGCGTACTAGAGCTTGGCGGTGACCTAGTATTCTTAGCACCAGACGGCCTACGCCCTGTGGCCGGTACCTCTCGTATTGGTGACGTTGAGCTAGAGACAATCTCCAAGCGTATACAGACTACAATCTCTCAGTT